GTATATGTAACCGTCAGTCAACATGATAGTGGCTTGACTCTTGATACCAGTAGCCCGCATATACTCAGGTACACACGCTGCGTCAGTGCCACCACCACCCACGGGCTTGGTCGTGTTGAGTATGTCGGGTATCTCGTGTGTCTCGTATACCTCGTCAGCTACTACGCTACTACCCCAGTACAGTATGCGTACAGTATTGGGCTTGACTACATCGCACACGGCCTTGACCTCAGACATGAACTTAGTGAGAACACGTCGGCCTATAGAGCCAGACGTGTCGATGGCGATAGTCAACTCGTCAACCGTCTCACTGTACCCCGTTGGCATGTATATCTCATGGCCTAGGTACTTGCGGTTCGGGCTTCTCCACGTTTGGTAGTCGTTACCCGCGCACGTTGTACTTATGAACTCACGCAACGCCTCGCGCCAGTCAACCTGCGGCTTGAGTAGGTCACCGAAGTCAGTGTTACCACCCTTGCCCATCTTGCTTGCGGCAAGCGCACCCTGTCGGATAGCCTCGTCAATCTCCTTGGTTAGCTCGGCTTGCTCGTCGGCTGTCATTTCCTTGGCGCCGTCCCAGTCGTGATCGTCCATACCACCGCCAGACTTGTTGTCAGGTGTACCAGTACCACTGCCTGAAGGATTGGGCGGTTGTTGCTGTTGCTGTTGCTGTTGGTCTTGGTGTAATGCCTTGGCCACCTGTGCGGTAGTCATGCCACGGTACTTGACGTCGAGCAATGCGCAAGCGGGTAGCTTGCAGAAATCGTCGGGGTTCTCGTCAACGATCTCTAGGTTGATAACGTAGTCCATAGCTTGGTTGGTCAGACTGTGCCCGTACTTGTAAGCCACCCATGCCCACGTTGTAAGGTGCTTGTACATCTTGTGCTTACACTCGTGAATGATAAGCGCACGTAGCTCGGCGTCAATCAGTGTGTCAACGAAGTCAGAGTTATACCACTCGTCACGTCCGTCAGTAGCGGCGGTGTTAGTCATGCCGTTGTCGATCACGCGGTCACCCAACATCAATACACTGGCCAGTGCCACGTACCTGTCGCTGCGCATAATTGATACCAGCGCCTTGGGCAAGCGTTGGTCTGCGGTTAGTTCTTTGCCTATTGATAACATGATAGCTCCCTATACTTTGTCTGCTGCGAATAGATGTGTGTTGGCCATACACCACTTGCCCCAACCTGCGTTGGTGGTAACAACTTTCTGTGCGTGATACTTGTCTACCATTACACCGTTAGCGAACATACCTTGTGCCTCGGCGGGCAAACGATTGAGGTACGTGAGCCACGGCGTAACGAACGTGCTGTCCATACCTGCCAGTGTGCGATACACCACCATACATATAGCGGAGGCGCTGTTGGGTACAGTCGCGTTGAGCGGGTCAGTCTTGATAGACTCAGTTGATGGTAACTGATTAGCCAGCTTGACGAATGCCATAAGGTCAAGCGCGGCGGCTGCGCCGATAGTACCAATAGCAGCACACGTCAGTGTGTGTTCGTCAAGGTGTTCGCGCTTGCTGAATATATTAGACAGCTTGTGGAACGAACGCGGCGTACAGAATTGCGTACGTCCTACGGCCTGCGGATGGTGTATGTACTGATTCTCGTCAGGGTTCTTGACGTCACGGAAGTCAGCGAATACAGACGGGTTGTCTTTCACCCAGCCAAGAATAGTAGGGTCGATGCCGTTGTTGATACCCCACTCGATCCACTCCATGTGGTCGGGCTTCTTGAGTTCAAACACAGTCATACGGTTAGCGGTGTGTGCCTCCACTAGGTCACCCAATCCCTCAGCGCCAAGGTTACCAGTGAGTACAATCTTACTGCCTGCTGCTAACGTGTGGCCTGCGAACTTGCGCTCGTGTATTAAGCTGTTGAGCATTAGCTTGATTGAGCGGTTACACTTGGGGTACTCGTCAACCATTAGCAAGATGGGCTTGCCATGGTGTACACCCAGCTCGATGTTGGGTATGAACTTGAGCGCGTCAGTGCTGCCCTTGATGTCAGGGATAGACATATCGCCTTGGTCTTTGTTAGCACCGTCGAAGAAGCATGGTATGTGGTCAGGGTTGAGAGCGCATAGCTCTTCGAACATCCAAGTCTTGCCTGTGCCAGTGTGACCTAGCGCACACACGGTAACCATGTCTGATGTTTGGTTGATGAAAGTCACGGCTTGTTTACGGTCTAGTGCGTACATACGTTGTGGTGTGTTCATTGTATTGATTCCATTTAGTTGTTTGTTGGTGTTACCGTATACGGTAACAAGGTACGTCTTGCCCCCAATTTACAGGTCGATTGATGGTAGGGATGCGATAACCTCATCCACCGTGCGCTTGGTTTCGGCGCGTAGTTGTGAACTGTCACGTAATGCCTCGGGCGATACACCACGTAACGCACGCTCTAACGTGTCAGCCTGCGCAGTCAGTTGGGTGTCGTCGGTCAGGTTACACTTGCGCATGAGGTCTACGATGTCGAGCACGTTGTCGAGCAAGGTATTGCGGAACGTCTTCTTGTCGTTGTCACCTACGTAGTCGAGTCGTTCGGACATGTTGGACAGTACCTTGTGCAAGCGTTGGTGTATGTCAGTCATAGCGCCATTGATGCGTTGCTCCATAGCGTTGCCGTAGGTAGACATAGCCTCGTCAAAACATGTTTGTACGTCTTGGTCTACGTCGAGCCGCCAGTCGTGCATGTCAGCCACGGGTGAACACGTTAGCTTGACGGCGAACTTATCGCGCACTTGCCACGACGGTGGGTACTCGGCTTCGTCGAACATAGTACCTAGGCGTGCCTTGGATGATATAACCTCGAAGTCGTACTGATCGATGAATTCATCCACTACGCAATTGAAGTCGGCAATCATGCCAGTGATAGTGGTGATGTAATCGGGATAGCCTGCGGTCATAATGATACGCGTGCCGCTGTCAGTCCATGGTAGTGTGTAGCTGTAATGCACGGAGCGTATCTTACCTGCGAACGTCTTGAGTTCGGTGAGCAAGTCACAACCTGCGAGTAGGTTCTTGTTTACGGTGGATGCGTCAGATATAGCGTAGTTGTCGTCGTTGACCTTGCGTGATGCGCGCTTGTCTTTCTTGCGAGCTGTCCATACTGATATGTTGAGGTCGATGGCCAGCGTGCGTGCGGCCAGTGTTGGTACTTCTACTTGTGGTGCTGCGATTTGATTGTTCATGTTACTCTCCATATCCATAATAAATGTTGGGTTCGGGGTGTTCAAATATAACGATTGGTTCGCCGTTGAGTGTCACGCATACAACAGAGCCATCTGCTACCGTACAACCGTCACTGGCTATGCCAAGGTCAATACGTTCTTCATTGTTCATGTTGTTCTCCATTTATGAATTAAGCCATTCGTCGTATGTTTTTATATAAGCGCCAGTGCCTTGTAAGCAATCACAATATATTTCATACCGCGTATATAAGTCGCCGCGTTGGTTCTGGTCGTTCCAGTCACTATCGTTCATTACAGCTCCTCCAAGTTTAAGCGCAGTAACTTGAATACTTGCCACCATGTGAACTTATAGTCGTCGGCTAGTATGGCCATCAACTCGTTCGGCTTGCGGCGTAGGTTGTACAGCTCCTCGGTGTTGTTGACTATGTTGTACAGCTCGTCGTCGTCGCACCCACGTAAATCTATATAAGGTCGATTGTTCTCTACTGCTTCGATCTCTAGCTGCTTGACTTCTTCTGTAAACCTGCCAATAAACTCGGCTTCTAGCTTGGCGATACGTTGGTGCATGGCGTGCCATCCTTCGTGCTTTGCTAGTGCTTCTTGTTCTGCTTTTGTGTATTCCATGTGTTGCTCCATGTTGTTACCACAGTGGTAACAGTTAGTTGATTACGAATGTGCAAGGGTCTTGTTAGTGATGCGTGCTAGCTTGTTACTTAGTGTGCGGTTGCTCTGCGCTAGCTGCTGCTCTAGCACTTCTACTAGGCGTTCGCATTCGGCGTAGCTAAGTGCATTCAGTTGCTTGGCTTGTTGCTTGAACTGGCTGCGTGTTGGTGTGTCTACCCAGTCGATGGTGGCGTTGTCGTGTTTGTCTTTCATGTGTTGCTCCATGTAGTGCTGTTGGTGTTACCACTGTGGTAACAAGTTGGTGTGTGTGTAAATCTCAAGTGATCTCCCACCTGAAGAGACATTATGTCATACTTATCAGTTGGTGTCAAGCGATGGTATATCGTGGTGTATGGTTGTATGTACTGAAATGTTCCGTAATTGTTCTAACATGGGGGCGTGTAAGTTGTTGAATATAAAGGAATGTTCTTTTGTTACTAAAATGCTGAAATTGAGAGGTCGGGAGCGATTAGGGTTGGAGGGAAGAACATGTGCGAGAAGGCCTCCACGTATCGAAGTAATATATAATAAGTGATTGTACTAAAAGAACAAACGAACATTTGATAAAAGTATAATATATGTACAGGTATTCTGTAATGGTTAACCATTGGATACCACCAAACCACCATTAGATACCACCGGACAAATGTTCTTTTTTGTACCTCGAAAAACGAACATTTGCAGAACATTTGGAACATTTGATGCCAACGTGCAGAACATTTGGTTTAACGTTGTGTAACACACGTTTGGGGTGTTGTCACGTGATCGAGATTAGATGTCCTACGTTGTGTAACACGTGTAACTCGAGTACCACGTGATATGTCAGGGTGTGTTACCACTGTGGTAACAAGTCAGGCTGCGCGCAACGCAACTAGGGAACTGGTATTAATCGGGCGGGCTGCGCGCAACGCATCTAAGGAACTGGTATCTAATGGGTGGGTCAAATCGCAGGCACAAAAAAAGAGGCGACCCGAAGGCCGCCCCTTTTGTTACTTAGTGTGATGGTTCAGATGGTTCCGGTAACTCGATGTTGATTTCATCCAGTGCCATCTTGAGTAGTTCAAACAGTGCCAGTAAGTTACCGTCGAACTGCTCGGTCGCTTGCAGTGTCTTGAGTATGGCCTCTATCTTAGTGTGAGTCCTTGCCTCAAGAGTGCTAGTCACTGGCTCTCTATCAGCCTTCTCTCGACGTGCTAGTGCTTGCTTCCACTTGCCTATCTGCTTGCCGGTGTCTTGTATCTTAGCCCGTCTCACCTCTTTCTGCTCATCGGTCAGCATCTTAGCGTCCGCCTTAGTGAAGTTAAGAATACGTTGCTCGTCCTTAGTGAATGACTTGTGGACTGCTGCCTTGAGTTCATCCCATTGCTCTTGGCTGCATAGTGACTCGGGCTTGCTAGGGGTCGTGAAGTGTAGGCTAGTCTTGCCCTCTGCTTGCACCGCGTCGATGGCCTTGATCATGGCTACCATGGTGCGCTTCTCAGCCTTTGCAGTGTCAGTAAGGAGGGCTAATGTTGCTACGTTTAGATTGTTCATATTATGTAATCCTTTAAGTAGTCAAAGCGATATTGCCTTGACTTGCAACTACTATCGCATGGTATCGGGTATTGTCAATAGGTGGTAAGGTGTTGTCACATATGTCAGGTGTTACCACAGTGGTAACATGGCCATATTGAGAGGGTACGGGGGGTGCACCCCCGCTTTGTACAGCAAAGTCCCGCGCGCCTGTATAATCCTAATTTACACGAATAATTTGCTTTTTTCTCAAATCCATACGTTTCTGGTTACTTATTAACCACCTATGTGGTACGAAGCCCCCCTATATTGTAATTCGCTGGACAAAAAAATTTTTTGTAGTATATTTGTCCCAACTGGTTAACACCTGCGAAACATTATGACTTTATCTATTGAACCTGAACTAGGCGTGCCTATTTCGGATGACAATCCTTTTACCGACCTCACGCTTTCGGCGAGTGCGGCTGCTAATACGGCGCTATTCCTAGCGGAGCATGGGTTGGACATAGAACCTACTAAGGAAGATAAAGACACAGCCGCAGCATTAGCCACTGCCTATGCAGGTAACCCTGTACACACTTCCAAGAAGGCTACCCCTACAAACATGGCGAAACTACGCCCAGCTTCTCTTATATTAACTGACAGTATACTTACTGAATTCGGCCAATCCGTGGTTACAAACTCTGTGCATATAAGGCACCTAGTAACCAACAAGCTAGTGCTAGAGACGGAGAACCCTGATGCCAAGATACGGCTACGTGCTTTAGAGCTACTAGGCAAGGTATCGGACGTAGGACTGTTCGCAGAGAAGTCAGAAGTGACGATTACCCACCAATCAAGTGACGACCTACGCGAGAAACTGCGTGGCAAGTTAGAAAAACTCGTAAACCCCGAAGAAATAGAAGACGCAGTAGTTGTTGAAAGCAAACCTCTCAGTATAACTGAAGCATTTGGTGAAGAAGACGACACAATCTATGACGACGACTAACTTCACAAGAGCAGAAGTCCAAGTAATGTTGGACAACCTCGATAATTACTCAGATGATGAAGTCACTGAGATTAATACTATTGTGGATGAGCTTGATGGGCGCGAAGCTAACGCTGCTGCGTACGATGACCTTATAGAATTTGCTAAGTTAATGATGCCTGACTTCCTAGTGGGTAAGCACCACAGGATTTTGGCCGACGAACTTATGGCTATTGAAGCCGGGACACGTGATAGGGTGTGTGTAAACATACCACCACGTCATGGTAAGTCCCAACTAGTGTCTATTTTCTACCCAGCGTGGTTTTTAGGGCGAAATCCCGACAAAAAAGTCATGATGGTATCCCACACCACCGATTTAGCAGTAGATTTTGGGCGTAAAGTGCGAAATTTGATCTCTAGTGAGGCATTTGCAGCCATCTTCCCTACAGTTGGCCTGTCTAAAGACTCTAAATCAGCCGGACGGTGGAACACTAGCGTCGGAGGCGAGTATTACGCCTGTGGTGTGGGATCAGCACTAGCGGGACGGGGTGCTGACTTACTATTAATTGATGATCCGCACTCGGAGCAGGACGTTATCAACGGTAACTTCTCTGTTTTTGAGAAAGCGTACGAATGGTACACGTTTGGTGCCCGAACTCGGCTTATGCCGGGGGGTCGAGTGGCTATTATACAGACCAGATGGCATATGGATGACCTGACTGGCCGTGTAATTAAGGATATGGTCAATAATGAGCGGTCTGACCAGTACGAAGTGATCGAATTTCCCGCAATACTAGAAATAGAAGATAAAGAGACTGGGCAAATAGTGGAAAAACCGCTATGGCCGGAGTTCTTTGACTTAGAAGCGTTGTTACGTACCAAAGCGTCGATGCCTAACTTCCAGTGGAACGCTCAGTACCAGCAGCAGCCCACATCGCAAGAAGCAGCACTTGTAAAACGTGAGTGGTGGCAGATGTGGGGCGGAGAAAGCCCTCCCGCGTGTGAGTTTATAATCATGTCGTTGGATTCGGCGGCAGAGAAGCACAACCGTGCGGATTACACGGCACTGACCACGTGGGGCGTCTTTATGAATGAAGAGACTAACGCGTACAACATCATGCTCTTAAATAGTATAAAGAGAAGGATGGAGTTTCCAGAGCTGAAAGATATGTGCATGGAAGAGTACGGGGCTTGGAACCCCGATGCGTTTATCGTGGAGAAGAAGAGTTCCGGTGTAGCTATATACCAAGAGATGCGCCGTATGGGACTACCCGTATCGGAGTTTACTCCACACAGGGGTTCAGGCGATAAGCTAGCACGTTTGAATTCTGTAACAGATATTGTGGCTTCGGGGCTGTGCTGGGTTCCAGCTACGCGCTGGGCTGAAGAGCTTGTAGATGAAGTAGCGGGCTTCCCGTTCGCTAGTAACGATGACTTAGTTGACTCCATGGTAATGGCGCTAATGCGATTTAGACAAGGTGGGTTTATACGACTACCCACAGATGAACAAGACGAGATAAAACAATTCAAATCTTCGCGTAGGGGCGGATACTACTAATGAAAAGGTATAACAGAGGTGGATCGGTAGCTGGGGACAAGCGTATAGTTGGCGTTTCCGGTGACGGTAAAAACTATTTAACTAATTACGGTAGCGGGTCTATTCCCAAGGCGCAGGGTGACAAGCTAGTACGTGAAGGCAAATTAAAAAGGTAAAAATAATGGCAATTGAAAAAAGTTTATATCAGGCACCACAAGGCATAGACGAGGGCATAGATGACGATCTTGCAGGCGCTCTGGAGATAGATATTCTTAACCCAGAAGAAGTTACGTTAAGCGATGGCAGCGTAGAAGTATCGCTCATGCCTGACGTCAAGGAACGTGGAGATAACGAATTCAACGATAACCTAGCTGAAGAGTTAGATAAGGAAGAGTTGGAATATATTTCTCATTCTCTTTTACAGTCAGTTGAGTCCGATGTACATAGCCGCAAAGAGTGGGCAGATACCTACGTTGACGGGCTTGACATACTCGGGTTTAAGTACGAAGAACGTACAGAGCCGTGGGAAAACGCCTGTGGTGTGTACTCTACGGTACTTGCTGAAGCAGCTATCCGGTTTCAAGCCGAAGCTATGTCTGAGACGTTTCCTGCCGCTGGCCCCGTTAAGACTAAGGTTCTGGGCCTAGAAGATAAAGATAAATTGGAAGCAGCAGAACGCGTGCGCGCTGACATGAACTACGAACTTACCGAGAACATGGTTGAGTATCGCCCAGAGCACGAGCGCCTCTTATACTCTTTAGGTCTATCAGGCTCTGCTTTTAAGAAAGTTTACTACGAGCCGACTATGGGTCGTCCATGCGCTACATATATACCCGCTGAAGATGTAATCGTGCCTTATGGTGCGTCTACTATAGAGACTGCCGAGCGTGTTACTCATGTAATGCGTAAAACTAAAAATGAAATGAGAAAGCTGCAAGCTACGGGGTTTTACTTAGACATCGAGTTAGGGGAGCCAGCACCGTTTAGTACCGACATCGAAGAACGTAAGGCAGAAGAAGGTGGCTACTCAATAAGCGATGATGACCGCTTTACATTGTATGAAGTACACGTTGACTTGTTTATAGAAGCATTAGACGACGATGAAGACGAGATCGCTAAACCGTACGTTGTCACCATCGAGCGTGGGAATTATGCAGTACTCTCCATACGCCGTAACTGGGACGAAGACGACGACTTATATATGAAGCGTCAACACTTTGTACACTACACGTACGTCCCGGGCTTTGGTTTCTACGGTATGGGTCTAATCCATATCATTGGTGGCTACGCACGCGCAGGTACGTCTATCATCCGCCAGTTAGTTGACGCAGGTACATTATCTAACCTGCCGGGTGGCTTGAAGGCCCGTGGGCTACGTATAAAAGGTGATGATACGCCGATTGAGCCGGGGGAGTGGAAGGATGTCGATGTGCCGTCTGGTGCGATTCGCGACAACATCATGCCGCTACCGTACAAAGAACCAAGCCAAACATTGCTTGCGTTACTGGACAAGATTACGACTGAAGGCCGCCGTCTAGGTGCTATTAGTGACATGGACATCTCAGATATGTCCGCTAATGCCCCAGTTGGCACGACTCTTGCAATCCTAGAGCGTACGCTCAAGCCTATGGCTGCGGTGCAAGCACGTGTGCATTACTCCATGAAGCAAGAGTTTAAGTTACTTAAAGAACTAATGGCTGAGCACGCCCCCGCCTCATATAAGTACCAACCTCATCGTGGGGAAGTTAACGCAAAACGTTCAGACTACGAGATGACTGAGGTTATACCTGTAAGTGATCCTAACAACACAACCATGGCACAACGTGTTGTCCAGTACCAGACAGTCCTACAGATGTCGTCTCAAGCACCGCAGATATATGACTTACCACAGCTACATCGCCAGATGATTGATGTGCTAGGTGTTAAGAACGCTGAGAAGTTAGTACCTACATCGGAAGATGCAGAGCCTACAGACCCAATCAGTGAAAACATGGGCTTCTTAACTGGAAAGCCTGTCCAAGCGTTTATATACCAAGATCATCAAGCTCACATTGACGCCCACAAGTCGTTTATGGAAGACCCGATGATAGCTCAAATGATTGGCCAAAACCCACAAGCCAAACAGATTATGGGCGCTATCCAAGCCCACATCGCTGAGCATACAGCCTTCTTATATAGACAGCAGATGGAAGAGAAGTTGGGCTTTGGCTTAACGCCGCCTAACAGTGAGCTTCCAGAAGAGGTTGAAGTTAACCTGTCTCGCCTAGTAGCGGACGCAGGTAAGCAGTTAACCGAAGGACACAAGAAACAAGCCGCAGGTAAGAAAGCGCAAGAACAAGCTAAAGACCCTGTGTTCCAGTTACAGCAGCAAGAGCAGCAAACCAAACAGCAAGAAGTGCAGCGTAAGATGCAGAGAGATCAGACAGACGCCCAAGCAGCGCAAGCGGAAGCTCAGCGTAAGGCTATGAAAGATAAGACTGACGCACAACTCGCACAGCAGAAACTAACGTTAGACGCCAAGTTAGCTGAGATGAAGATGCAGATAGAACAAGCTGAGTTGGAGTTAGACGAGCGTAAAGCGGGAGCTAAGATGTCCGCAGACCGTCGCCGCGACACTACCAAGGTAGACCTAGATGTGATGAAAGCTACCAACGAGCGAGCGGACAAACAAGAACAAGCCGCAGATATTAAACGTAGAGAAACTATGGACAGGTTCTTTAACAAACCAAAAGGTAACAAGTAATGGCTAAAACAGTATTTGACGTACTGCGCGACAAAGTTAACGAGGATAAAGCATCCTTGCAAGAATTTCTCTGTGGAGGCGGGGCTAAAGACTTCGCTGAATACAGGGAACTAACAGGTAAAACCCGAGGATACGATGCCTGTCTAAACCATATCGAAGACCTCGCTAAAAACTATTTGGAAGAAGATGATGACTGATTCAATCCTCGCTGTGCCTCCGCACATACGGAAAGAACAGGAAGAAGCGCTTTTCGAGGCGCAACTCCCTAAACCTGTAGGCTACCGCGTGCTGGTAGCACTACCTGAAGTAGAAACTGAGTATGAAGGTGGTCTTATCAAGACTGACTCTGTACTTAAACGTGAGTACATCATGTCTATTATGGGCATTGTGATAGATATGGGCGAACAAGCCTATACCGACAAAGACCGATTTGGTGGTGAACCATGGTGCAAAGTCGGGGACTACGTAATGTTTCGTATGAACACTGGAACGCGCTTTACTGTATCTGGTAAAGAGTACCGTTTAATGAACGATGATTCCATTGAGGCCGTTATTGGCGACCCTCGTGGCATCACGCACGCGTAAGGAGAACATCATGCCATTTGAAGAAGTTAAGTACGAATTCCCCCACGAAAGTGAGGATAAAGACACTGAAATTGAAGATTCGGGTTCCATAGAGATCGACCTTAGTGGTAAGAAAACCGAGGACGACTATAAAAAGGAGCAAGAAGTCGAAATCGAAGAAGATGATGATATTGAAATCGTCGATGACACCCCTAAAGAAGACCAAGGGCGTGAGGCTTCAGAAGCACCTGTAGATGTGACTGAGCAAGAGCTTGAAGGTTACTCTTCTAAAGTTAAAAAGCGTATTAACAAAATCCAGAAAGGTTATCACGACGAGCGCCGGGCTAAAGAATCGGCTGAACGTGAGCGCCAAGAAGCTGTTGCGTTTGCACAAAAATTGGCCGAAGAAAACAAAACTTTAAAAGGTGATGTGAATAAGAACCGAGGAGCCTTGTTAGAGCAAGCCAAGCGAAGTTCTGCTATCGAAGTACTAACTGCTAAAAAGCAGTACAAGATGGCCTATGACGCTGGGGACTCTGATAAAGTCATGGAAGCGCAGGATAAGTTAACATCCGCGAAGATAAAGGCTGATAAGTTACAAAACTTCAAGCCTGAGCCTTTACAAGAGGATACTTCTAGTGTAACAATACCTGACAACGCCTCAGCACAAGACAACAAACGTGCTGAAGCATGGGTAGCTAAAAATCCTTGGTTTGAAACAGACCTAGAGATGAACAGCCTAGCAATGGGCGTACACAACAAACTCATTGCTGAAGGTACGAGTACTGACAGTGATGAATACTACGAGAAGATCGATACTCGTATGCGACAAATCTTCCCCGACAAGTTCGAGGATGCACCGAAAAAGAAACGAGCTAATGTGGTTGCCCCCGCTACGCGGAGCACGGCCCCTAAAAAGGTCACTTTAACGCAAACACAAGTACGGCTTGCCAAACGTTTGGGACTGTCTAATGAGCAGTACGCCAAACAACTAGTTCAAGATATGAGGAATGTGTAACATGGCTGATAATAGAATCAAACGCGACCAAGAAACCCGTGAGAAAACTGCGGCCCCTAAACAATGGGAAGCCCCAAGTTTACTACCTGATCCAACCCCAGAACCGGGGTATGCGTTCAAATGGGTTCGTATTAGTACGTTAGGCGCTACCGATGCCGGTAACATTAACTCAAAATTACGCGAAGGTTGGACACCCGTACGTGCAGAAGACCACCCCGAGATCACAATGGTTATTACTGAGAGCGATAAGTTCAAAGATAATATTGTTATTGGCGGTCTAATGCTATGTAAGATGCCTGATGAGATGTTACAGCAGCGTAGAGCATACTACGCCGAGCAGACTAGTAATCAGATGGCAGCAGTGGATAACAACTTGATGCGTGAAAATGATCCACGAATGCCTATCTTTAATGATAGGAAATCGAACGTCTCGTTTGGCAAAGGCTAAACAGACATAACTTAATTTTTAGAGGAATTCTAAAATGGCTTCTACAGCTTCTCCATACGGGCTAGTTCCCGTAAAAAATGCTGACGGGTCTGCCTATAACGGCGCTCGCGATGCGTTTCAAATTGCTTCAGGACTTGCCAATAACATTGGCTTTGGTTCTTTAGTAAAATTAGACGGCGGTCGAATTGAGATTGCTACTGGTACAGGTGCAGATATAACTACCAACAACTTCGCTGTAAACGGCGGCGGTGCGGCAGGTGTATTTGTTGGTTGTGAATATGTGAACGCGCAAGGTCAGTTAGTATTTGACCAGTTCTTTCCTACAACTACAGCGGCTCCAACTGGTACTAAAATCATCGCTTACGTTGTAACTGACCCGGGTGTAACTTACCAAGTTCAGTCAACTGGCGCTGTTCCTGACACAGACATCGGTCAAAACGTGACGTTTTCTGCGGCACAGAACGCGACCAGTTCAGTAAACACAGTTACTGGTAAGTCTAATATGGCAGTAGGCGCAGCAAGTACTGCTACTAAAGGCTTTAAAATTGTTGGTACGTCTGATCGCGGCGACTCAGTAGCTGGTGATGCGAAAACTGACTTATTAGTTAAAATTAACGCTCCATACCATTTATTTGGTACTGGCGTAGTAAGCGAATAGAGGATATTAAACAATGGCTATTTCAAGATCCCAGCTCCTTAAAGAGTTATTACCCGGCCTTAACGCCTTATTTGGTTTAGAGTATGCCAAGTACGGTGAAGAGCATAAAGAAATCTTTGAAACAGAGACTTCTGACCGTTCGTTTGAGGAAGAAACTAAATTGTCTGGCTTCGGCGCAGCAGGCACTAAGACTGAAGGCGCGGCTATCGAATACGATACAGCGCAAGAAGCATTCACTGCACGCTACACGCACGAAACTGTTGCTATGGGTTTCGCAATCACTGAAGAAGCGATTGAAGATAACCTGTACGATTCTTTATCGGGTCGTTACACTAAAGCATTAGCTCGCGCTATGGCGTACACCAAGCAGGTTAAAGCTGCTAACATCCTGAACACTGCGTTCACCCAAACTTATGGTGATGGCGAGTCTTTAATAGGCACAGCTCATCCATTAGTATCTGGTGGCGTTAACTCAAACAGTGGTGGTGACGTTGACCTTAACGAAACTTCACTTGAGAATGCAGTTATTCAGATTGGTAAGTGGACTGACGAGCGTGGCTTAAAAATCTCTGCACGTCCTAAGAAACTCATTATCCCATCTGACTTGCAATTCGTTGCAACTCGTTTGTTGGAGACTGAGGGTCGAGTGGGTACTGCTGATAACGACATCAATGCTATCGTTAGCAACGGTGTGGTTCCCGGCGGATACGCAGTTAACCATTACTTAACTGACACAGGGAACTGGTTTCTAACCACTGACATCCCTAATGGCTTAAAGCACTTTACTCGTTCAAAAATGTCTACGTCTATGGACGCGGATTTTGACACTGGTAACAGTCGTTATAAAGCTCGTGAACGTTACTCGTTTGGTGTTTCTGACCCATTAGCTATGTTTGGCTGTGGTTCTTAATCGACCAAGTAAAGTAAGACTGAGAGGGAGCCTTGTGCTCCCTTTCTTTTTATTATAAGATCGAAGTTCTAATCCCTGACTACCCGCAATATCGTAGGTAGACATTAGCCACGACAGGAGATTCTCATGGCGAATACAACTTTTAGCGGCCCAGTCCGTTCAGAAAATGGTTTTGAAGTAATCACAAAAGACAGCACTACTGGTGTTATTACAACTGTACTAGACATCAATGCTACCGGCTCAGTAATTGCTAACGCTGGTATAGCTACACCTACAGGTCTAGTAGGCGGAACATTAACCGCTAAAAATCAAATTGGTAACGCCTTTAGTGGCGCGCTGGTAAAAAACACAGTAAACATAGCCCCCGCAGACGGGAATGACGCCACTATGACTTTACCTACAGCGGCTAGTTCTGTTGCCGGTGATGTTATTGTTGTCGAATATCATACTGCTATGTCAAACGGCCAGACTCACAAATACGGCACTGCCGGTGCATTCTTTATGGCTAATGCTGTCGTATATCGACGTGCTGCTGTAGAGATTTTCTCTAAAGACGTTGCTGATGGCACTGGCGATGATTTCTTAAACCTTATTGGTTTAACTAACGCTGGCCCGGGTATTGGTTCGTATGTTGTGTTTTCTTACAACGGCACACAATGGAACGCTGAAGCAAGATTAACATCCGTTGGTAATGGTACCGCAGCTAACTTATCTGTATTTGCCACGTCTTAATAACTCGGGAGTATAGATTATGGCGTTATCATTTAACATAGAAACGCTAGCTAGCACCGAGCGTAAGTTAGTGGTTAAGTTTTCACTAGTTAACGATAGTGGTACTAGTGAACTAGCGAAAACTGACTTCATCGACCCCGCTGACTACACCAGCCAAGAGGGTAAAGCGTGTAGTTATGTGTCCATAGACCGTATATGGGCGACAGTAGAGACAGGCATACAGGTTCTCCTACATTGGGATGCCTCTACGGACTACTATGTGTGGGGCGCTAATGGTGTTGGCTCTAGTTCTGTTATGACCGCGAGTTCAGACTTTACTTTAGGTGGTTGGGGAGGGCTAGTACCCCCCGGAAAAGGCGCTAACTCTGTTACCACTAACACTGGTACCGGCGCAGGTACGGGCGCAACCGATGGGACGTTATTAATTTCTACTCTTGGGATTTCCGCTAATGATGTATTAACTGTAGTTGTAGAAGGCACTAAGCACTATGCGTAACTACTACAAAAAAGGCGGTAAGGTCAAAGGCTCTATGAAGGGCCACACCATAGGCGGCGGGCAGAAACGCCCTACCAAATCTGGTGCTGGCATGACCGCCAAAGGTGTAGCTAAGTATCGTAAAGATAATCCCGGTAGTAAATTAAAGACAGCAGTAACTGAAGACAAACCAACTGGCAAGCGCGCATCACGTCGAAAGTCGTACTGTGCGCGTTCTGCCGGACAAATGAAACAGTTTCCGAAGGCAGCGAAAGACCCCAATTCAAGGCTTCGCCAAGCGCGCAAACGTTGGAAATGTTAGGAGATTAACATGCCAGAAGTAAGTGGTAAGGGTAAAAAAGACTCGAAAGACTACGCAAAGAAACTAAAAGAATTTGGCACGACAAGTAATCCGGGCCTTCCTAACCCTAAGTTCAGCAAAAAAGCTGGCTCTGCGGAAACTAAACGTAAGCAAGATTTAGACATGGGTACTGATCCTAAGACAGGAAAGATGGTAGACATGAAAAAATCTGACTACAAAAAAGGTGGTAAAGTGAAAACTAAAAAATATATGGCTGGCGGAATGGCTGGCGCTGCTCCTCCTATGGGCAAATCACTTGGTGGCGCTCCACCTATCATGCCCGGTGCTGGCGGCCCTGCTCCTATGGAGTCGGAAGAAGAGCGTAGAAAGCGTTTGCTGGGCGCTCCTTCTGTTATGCCCGGTGGTGCTCCTGCTATGCCCCCTAAAATGCCTGCCCTGAAGAAAGGCGGCAAGGTCAAGGCATACAAAAAAGGCGGTAAAGTTCGTGGTGCGGGCATTGCTAAACAAGGCGTACGTAAGTGTAAGATGAGGTAGTCATGCCAAGAAGAGACATAAAGAAAACAATAGAGAAAGGTAAGGCTTCTAAAGAGAAGTTTAAGGCCCGACGAAAGGAACGTATCGCGGAAGGTAAATCAGTTATCGGTGGTGGGTTAGACGGTAATAAGGATACTTACGGGTATATCTTTAATCGTCCGCCTAAGAAAAAGAAAGCTGAAGCTAAAGCCCCTGCTAAGAAAAAAGTCACTACTAAGACTAATGTTAGCGAAGGCACAGCCAAAGTTGGTGGCACTAAGAAGAAGCCTAACTTTACAGCTATGGCTAATCCTACTAAGGGCAAGAACCCTAAAGGTTTAAGTTCTGCGGATTTAGAAGCGTCGCTACCAAAAGGCTCAAATGCTGTAACTAGAGCAAAGGACACTGTAGGTTCCAAAGCGAATAGGTCTGCTGACAATACTGTAGCAACCGAAGTTGGCGCGGGTAAAACTGCCCAACGTAAGGCTAACGCAGCATCCAACGCCGATTTTTTCAGTCCAAGCAATATTGGTAATAAAAAACAAGGTTCGGCTGACCGACTAGCAGCGGCTAAAACACGAGCAGACGAGATGCAGTCAGACTCAGGTTCAGGTGCAGGTGTTTCCGGCCAAGAAGGTATGAATGCTGGTGCTAGACGTAGAAAAGACCGCGAAGCCCCAGCGTTTAAGCATGGTGGTAAAGTTCGCGGTGCGGGCATTGCTAAGCAAGGCGTTCGTAAGTGTAAGATGCGCTAACCATGCGCCGCTACTATAAATCTGGTGGCAAAATATGCTCTAAGGGTAAGTCGTGGGCGAAACGTACCTTCGATACTTACCCTAGCGCATATGCTAATATGGCAGCTTCTAAGTATTGCAAAGACCCTAATTACGCTAAAGGTTCTAAAGGTAAGAAGAAATAATGGGCGATCTAAAGAAATGGGTTGACCAAGACTGGGTTCGTGTCGGTACTGATGGTAAAGTCAAAGGTAAGTGTGGCACATCAAAAGACAAGAAGAACCCAGACCGTTGCTTACCACGCAACAAAGCGAACTCGCTAACTAAAGGCCAACGTGCAGCCACTGCTAAGAAAAAGAAGCGGGAAGGCGCAAAGGGCAAAACGGTAGTTAAGAACACTAAACCCGCGACAGTAAAGTTTGGGGGCGGTGGCTTAGCTCGTAAACGACGACACAAATGCGGATGTGGAACTAAATAATGGCTACTTCAGGCACTGCTACATTTAACCCGCAATTTACAGAGATAGCGGAAGAGGCGTGGGAACGCGCTGGGCGCGAGTTGCGCACGGGTTACGACCTACGTACGGCTAGACGTTCCATGAACATGCTTACCATTGAGTGGGCTAATCGTGGGATTAACCTGTGGACGATAGACGAAGGTTTTATCAACCTTACTAAAGACGACGCTACGTATTCTTTACCCGCTGACACGATAGACGTATGTGAGATGAACATACGTACAAACGCAGGTAACGCGTCATCGCAATCTGACCTGTCGCTAAACAGAATTAGCTTACCTACGTACGCAGCTATACCCAACAAACTATCTATAGGTAGACCACTACAAGCATTAGTCCATAGACTAGGGCAAGCGGGTACTTACCAAAGTGGCTCCCTTTCTACCAACACCACCACTATAGGCGCAAACGTACAGTTCTTAACCGTATGGCCGGTGCCGGACAAAAGTAGTACTTACCAAATATATTACTACCGTTTGCGCCGTATACAAGACGCGGGTACGGGAGCGCAGACAGCAGACATGCCTTTCAGGTTCCTCCCATGCGCGGTAGCAGGACTGGCATACTATATAGCTATGAAAGTACCTGAACTAGCATCTAGAATACCTATGCTAAAGCAAGAATATGAAGAGCAATTTGCACTCGCTTCGCAAGAAGACAGGGAGAAAACTTCAGCGCGTTTCGTGCCTAGTATAGGTCGTTGCTAATGGCTAATAAATTCGCCTCCGCCAAACGAGCTATCGCTATATGCGACCGTTGTGGGTTTCAGTACAAGTTAAAGAAGCTCAAAGCTCTGGTTATTAAGAGCAAGAACACACATTTAATGGTATGCCCATATTGTTGGGAGAAAGACCACCCACAGAACAAGTTAGGGGAAGTTGTAGTAACTGACCCACAGGCGATACGTAACCCACGCCCAGACAACGCCCTAGCTGAGAGTAGGGTTACTCAGTATGGTTTTCGGCCTGTAGGTGGCGGGAATAACATAGACATACCCAATACATTAGTAGGTAATGCCAAGATAGGCACAGTAACGGTGACGACATAATGAGCATGACATACGCAGACATGAAGACTAATATAGCTGACGTTACTGAGAACACGTTTTCAGACTTCCAGCTTAACTTGTTTATAACTAAAGCAGAGCAAGCTATATACACAGCTATTAATCTACCTTCTGGCACGTTTACAGAGACTTCAACTAGCTTATCCGTAGGAAACCCCCTAACAGCAACGCCTAGTGGCTATCTAAGTACCCTTAGCCTTGCTACAAAAGACGCTGCCAACGTTGTTACGTACCTGCTAGAGAAAGACAACAGCTTCTTATTAGAAGCATACCCAGACCAAGATACTACAGGCGACCCTGTGTACTACGCGCAGTTCGGCGAGAGCGGGATAAGTGGCAGTGCTGAAACTTTGTTTATTGCTGTAGCACCTACCCCAAGTGACGCACTATCTCTAATACACACCTACAAAGCCTACCCAGCCTCACTTACGGCAGGTGCGGATAGCGGCACTACGTGGCTGTCTAGTAATTTTGATAGTGTGCTACTTAACGGCGCGCTAGTGGAAGCGGGTATATTTATGAAAGCTGAAGCTGACATATTAGCTATGTACGAGAAACAGTACATGACGTCACTAAAACTGCTAGACATATACCGAGGTAAGGTTAATACAACCGCGTACCGTACTGCATCCGCGCCGGTAGGAGTAGCATAAGATGGCTATTACACAAACAATGACAGACAAGTGTAAAGAAAACCTGTTAAAAGGCGATATTCACTTCGATTCGGATACGTTCAAGATAGCTTTGTACGATAGTACTGCGACACTAGACGCTTCCACAGCGGCGTTCGCTGGGGTTGCTGGTGAATTAGCTGACGGTGTAGGCGGATACTCAACAGGTGGCAACACGTTATCAGGGGCGGCTATTACTGTTTCGGATAATGTAGCCTTTGTCGATTTCGCTGATAGTGAGTGGACAAGCTCTACGTTTACAGCTCGCGGGGCACTCATATACCAAAGTGGTGGAGCTAACTCATCTATAGCTGTGCTAGACTTCGGCTCAGACAAAACATCATCTAATAGCACGTTTGCGGTTACTTTCCCTGCCGCGAGCGCGACTACAGCAATAATTAGGATTGAATAATGGCCACATTCACAGATAGTTTAGGACTTGTAAAGCCAGCCGTAGGCGACGCTGCGGGCACTTGGGGCACAACTATAAACGCGTCCCTTACCGACCTGTTAGAGCAAGCCATTGCTGGACGGTCAGTAATTAGCTCATGGTCTAGTAACGTCGCTAGTGTAACGGCAGGTGATGGCGCGGTTGGGGACGGGCGTGCGGCAATATTACAGCTAAATACTGGTGCAGGCGGTTCCGCCCTTACCGCTGCGGGCACTCTCAATGTCCCGGATAAAAGTAAAGTGTTTGTTGTGTTTAACAACTCTAACCAAATTGTAACCGTAAAGGTTAGCGGCGAGACAGGCGTAGCTGTACCAGCGGGTAAAACATCTCTCCTACACTGCAACGGCACTGATGTAATAGACGGGGTAAATAACATTACTGGTAACGCCACAATGGGTGGCACGCTAGGTGTTACTGGTAATACCACAGTGGGTGGCACACTAGGTGTTACTGGCGCGGTTACTATGGCTGCTGCCGCTACTGTAGGTACTACGCTAGGTGTGACGGGTAACACTACATGCGCGGGTATAGTAAAAGGCTTGAGTATCTCAGGATCACCTACGGCTACTGTACTTACCCCAACCGCCGACAAAGACGCCGCAGCAATGACAGCACTTGTCGGGCAAAGAATTATATCCACAGCTAGTGGAGACACTAAGTACACCCTACCTGACGCAGCTACAACGGCCATCCCTGTTGGTTCTACTTGGGTTATTGTTAACGCCCATGCAACGGCTGATATTACTATCGAATCCGGTGGCACTGACGATGTTATAGCCCTGTGCTCAGGTACAGCATACACTCCGGGCGACGTAAATACCGACAGAACCATTGTGCAGGGCGGCGTAGCCGAGATCGTATGCGTACAAGCTAACCTATACGTTATCTTTGGCGGGGGTGTTAGTTAATGTCTTCGGGCGTTATAGCAATGCTAGGTGCAGGGAGTGGGACTAATGTCTCCACTATGACTGTGGGTGTTACTAACACAAAGGGTGTTTTATTCCATGGGTTTATAGCACTACCGTTTTCTGTGCCATCTGATGAAAGCACCCCCCAATTCGGCTCATTATCCCCTAATCACGTGGCAGTGGGTGGCGCTAACTACACTATACACCGCCTCAACACGTCAAACGTTGCAGACGAATTCATATTTACAGTAGCCGACCCAGACGAAAACCTATCAGCCACGTCAGTTACGTCTGTGGTAACAAGTCTAGGTACAGCTACTATGAGTGCGCTTACCTTTACAAGAGTAACAGCCGAGGGAGTTAAATACGCAGCGTGGTCAGGTAACGGGCAAGGCGATATATTTGGTACGACAGAAGACGCGCAAGTGGAGGTGACGTTTAATGTTTAGCACGGCAATAGTTAATACAGTTGACCTAGTGAAGTTAGAGCAGCTATACGCCGAAAACAAAGACGTTATAGATATTAATACCGGCCAAGACTTCGCAATTACGAAGAGTGCATTTACTCATGCAATAGACGGTAAACTTACCGCAGAGATAACTAAAGACGGCGAAGTTGTGGGCTACACAACTGGTAGAGTAAAGAACAAAGCGTACCACTGCACAAACGTGATAGTGGGCGACAACAAAGCATTTATACTGTCTGGTGATTCCTTTTGTAAGGTGTTACGGGATTTAGACATTACAGCCATAAAAGGGCATGTAAAAACAAACACTCCAATGTATGATTTCTTACTTGCGAGTCTTGGCAGAAAAGATTTATTTACCACCGAAGTGGGCCTTCCTAACGAAGGGCATGACGGCATCATCATAACTTTAAACATATTATAGAGGTAGTAATGGCAACGCAGAAGGAAATGCTAGCAGAAGCAGTCGCAGGTATTGAGAAGCACGAGGCAGAGTGCAATTTAAAATACGCATATATCAAAGAACAACTTTCTTCTGGGTCAAAGAAGTTTATCCACGTAGAAAACATGATATGGGGGCTGTATGCGGTTATTATCTCTGGTGGTGGCGCTATTATTAGTAAACTCATCTAACGCTCAAGAAGCACAAGATGCTTCAGTAGGTGACTTTGGGTCTAACAACCAACAAAGCGCCGAGAGTATTGATAACCGAACCACCACCACAGTTACACAAGAAGGTGCAGTAGTTAGCACTGCGGTAGCTCCGAGCGGCTCAAGCTACAATCAGGACGTATGTGTGTTTTCTGGTAGTGCTGGTGTCCAAACACAGATGTTTGGTATAGCCATCGGTAAGCCTGTTGTAGACCAAAACTGTGAGCGATTAAAGCTGTCTAAGCAGCTACAAGCTCTAGGTCTAAAGGTTGCTGCCGTTAGCGTTATGTGCCAAGATCATAGGGTGTGGTGGGCTTTATTTGAATCTGGGACTCCGTGTCCTACTAACCAAGGATTAATTGGTAATGATGCGTATACATTTTATAAAAACCGCCCTGATCGCGTTCCTAGCGAGCCTGTCGTTTACCGTGAAAAGTCAAACAGACCTCCAAAATCATACAGCCGCCATAAATTCCCTAATAGGTGAGGAGGCAAACAATTTCATATCGCAAATGGCTGCTAACATGGTCAATGGCTCTACTACTATCGTGCATCCTGATACAGGACAAGAGTATCATCTCACACAGGGTCAGTTGGACGCATTCAATGCTGCCTATGCTCTGGCACTCTCCGAATCCACTCAAGAGCACCTCACTAGTCTGCTAATACAAGATCAGATTATCGGCCAGCAGGTTGAGTTTGAAGACCAGAAAAACGCTATGATAGAAGAAGCGCAGCAGATTGCGGCGGTTACAGCTATAGCGGCTGAGATTGAAGTAGCTGATGAATCGACTAAAATCGGTATGGAGAAATACGCTACTGATAACGACCTACGCGATATTAAACAAGATACAAGAGACAAATATGCAGCCAGCATTGAGGGGATGGTAGTAGCATCAAGAACAAAGAACATGCTTGAACAGTATGAAGGTGCGATAATTGAAGCGACTACTTTTAGCACACAGGCATCCGATACTGTTCAGGCATTCTACGATAGCGCTATAGTAAACATTGATGACGTATACCTAGACCAAATAAACATATCTTGGAACGGTACAGTAGTAGGTGTTGAAAGTGAGTTTTGGTCAGTTAATTCGACTAATGGGCAAGGCTTTTTTCCCGATAGCGGATACGAGGTAACACCACGATGAATGCAGAACAAATTAGTACTTGGGTTGGTATAGCAGGCGCTCTAGGCGGTGTTGCTATGACTTTCGCCACAATGGAAGAGAAAGTAGCTCAACTAGAAGGTTCTATGTCAGAACTATATAATGTCGAAGAAATTCGCGTTATGGAGCGTAGATTGACTACACTTGAAGTCACACAATCAAACAGTGATATAGGCCATATATCGGCTACTATTGCTACAATACAAGCGGAGATAACCAATGCTGACCAAACTATTAAACGACTTGAAAGCACTATTAGCGGGCTTCAAAGCCAAGATACAAGCAAAATCGAAAGCGGCGTTAGCGTTAATAAAAGCCGAATTAGCAATCTTCAAAGCACGATTGAAAGGCTTGAAGGGCAAATTGCGCGCCTTAGTTCGAGATTAAGTAACTTAAACAACAACCCACTAGGATAAGGGCTATGCATAAACGTACTTCAGGGCTAACCAAGCGGCAGAAAACAACGCTAGAAAAGCATAAAGAGCACCATACAGCGAAGCATATGGCTTTTATGCGCAAAGAAATGAAGAACGGTAAGAGCTTTTCAGCTTCACATAAAGCAGCTATGCAGAAAGTAGGTAAGTAAAATGAATTTTAAAGCTATTAAAGGCTTAATTGGGGCGGTTGCCCCTACACTTGGTACGGCACTAGCTGGCCCTCTTGGGGGCACTGCTGCACAAGCAATTGCCTCTGTGCTAGGCTGTAAGTCAGACGCTAAGTCTATCGAGACAGCGATGCAATCTGCCACACCTGAGCAACTTGTTGAGATTAAAAAAGCCGAGCTAGACTTCGAGAAGAAGATGGCAGAGCTAGAAGTCGATGTATTTGCTCTGGAGGCTCAAGATGTCAAAGATGCGAGACAGGCACACAAAGGTGATTGGACGCCGAGAGTCGTTGCTCTTGTCGCTCTGGTGGGTTTTGTTGGGTATATTTTTCTTGTTACTATCCAGCCACCTGATGCTAATAGCGACACTATAGTAAGCCTAATCCTAGGTTACATGGGGGGTGTAGTATCAGCTATAACTTCTTTTTACTTCGGTGCGAGTCATAAGCCAGATGAGTAACTTTAAATATTTTAAAATCGAAGAATTTGACTGCCAAGAGACTGGCGAGAATGCTATGCAGGATGAATTTATTCATGCGCTAGATTCGTTACGCGAAGCGTGTGGGTTTTCGTTTACGATTACCTCTGGGTACAGAAGCCCTAAGCATTCTATTGAGGCTAAGAAAGCCGCACCGGGGATGCACAGTAAAGGCATTGCCGCAGATATACGTGTTAGCGGCGGGGCACAAAGATTCTTGTTAGCTAAAAAAGCATTCGAGTTAGGGTTTAGTGGTATTGGTGTTGCTAAGACTTTTGTTCACGTAGACACACGCAATACTGTACCTGTGCTGTGGATTTATTAAGAGGTAACAATGCCATTAAGCAAGTTAGAACTAAAACCCGGCGTAAACAAAGAAGGTACGCGCTACAGCACTGAAGGTGGCTGGAACGACTCCGATAAAGTACGGTTCCGTAAAGGTCTGCCGGAAAAGATCGGTGGGTGGGCGCGCCTATCTAACAACGTGTTTGACGGTATCTCCCGCTCTATTCATAGCTGGCGTACTTTAGCGAGCAAATTATATGTAGGTGTTGGTACGAACACTAAGTTCTATGTAGAGTCTGGTGGGGAGTACAATGACGTTACTCCACTTGACCAAGCCTCTGCGACAGTAAAAGCCGCTACTTCTAGCTCTACCACAGTAACCCTAGAGAACAATGTAGGCACCGTACGTACAGGTATGATTATGACTGGCACAGATGCTAGTGGTTCTGCCATAAGTGTCACTGTTGCCGCCGTAGCTAGTCAAGGTAGCATAACCATAGGCGCCTCTAAAAGCATAGCCATAAACGCGATATTACACTTCAATGCAGTTATAACTCTAGGGGCAAACCCACTACTTACCGACGATACTAGCGCGGCTACTCACTTTATTATTCGAGTTATAGACGCCAACCTTGGGTATAAAAACAACGATTTCGTTACATTTTCTGGTGCAGGTGCTACTAACGGTATAGCAGCCGGTGTAATAAACAAAGAATACCAAATATCCTACAACCTAGCCGAAACTAAAGCTGTGGCAGATGGCTCCAGCGATGCTACTGTAGAAATAAATACTATTACCGGCGCTGCTTCTGCCATATCAATAGGTATGCTAATGACTGGCGCGGAAACTGATGGTACAGCTATTAGTGAGCGTGTAACTGGCGTAGCGGGTAGCGAAGATGACACTATTGTTACAATAGGTACATCTAAGACCATATCTACCGGGGCTGTTCTAACCTTTTCCTTTGTTGATTCTTATACAATTGACACTACGGCTAGTAATGACCCCGCAACAGGTGACGGCTTCGGCGGGGGTAGTTCTGTAGTAGCTACTTACCAGATAAACTCAGGCGCTGAAATACAAACTGCTCAGGCTGGTTGGGGCGCAGGATACTACGGAGGCGGGTTATGGAGCACTGGCCTTACCACCGAAGCTACTATACGTTTGTGGAGCCAAGCTAACTTTGGTGAAGACATAATTACTAACTTTAGGGGTGGGCCACTATTCTATTGGGACGGCGCAAATACCTTAACTACACGTGCTGTCTTGTTGTCTAGTAGAGTAAACTCACTTAGTGTGCCCGCTAAGGCTAACAGGGTACTGGTATCAGACATTAGCCGGTTCGTGTTCTGTTTAGGTACGACAGCGTATTTAGACACTACAAACACATTAGACCCACTACTAGTACGTTGGTCAGACCAAGAAGACGCTGGGGACTGGGCGCCTACTACTACGAACGTAGCTGGCAGCCTAAAACTATCTAGGGGTGGTGAGATTATAACGGGTATACAAGCCCGCCAAGAGATACTTATTTGGACAGATGCCGCTTTATACGCACTACAATTGCTTGGTTTAGAGGGCTGGGGTGCGCAAATAGTAGGTGAAAACGTGTCTATAGCTAGTCCAAACGCCGTATCATATGCTAACGGTATAGCGTTTTGGATGGGTAAAGACAAGTTTTATACCTATGATGGTAACGTAAAACCACTACCCTGCACGCTACATAGGCACGTATTTGAGAGCTTTGAGACTACACAAGCCCAACAAATAGTTTCTGGCACCAACGAAGAGTTTAACGAAATTTGGTGGTTTTACCCTAGCGCGGGCAGTACAACCAACGACCTATACGTAACCTATAACTACTTAGAAAACCTGTGGTATCACGGCACTATGGCGCGTACTGCGTGGGAGAACTCGGGCATACGTAGCTTACCATTAGCTGCTACATACACTAAAAACCTCGTAGACCACGAAATTGGCGTGGATGATAGCGAAACTACCACTACAACGGCCATAACTGCCTCTATTACGTCTTCTGAGTTTGATCTACAAGACGGGCACCAATTCGCGTTTGTATGGCGTATGCTGCCCGATATTACCTTCCAAGGGTCTACATCCGGCGCTCCTAGCGTAGATATGACGTTAAACCCGTTAGATAGCTCAGGTTCTGGATATAACACTCCAACGTCAGAAGGTGGCAGTAATACAGGCACAGTAGTACAGGGGGCTACAATTACTGTAGAACCTTACACCACACACCTAAACATGCGCCTACGTGGCAGACAAATGTCGCTAAAAGTCGAGTCTACTGACCTTGGTGTTAAGTGGCAGCTCGGGTATCCCCGAATTGATATGCGCCCAGACGGAAGACGATAATGGCTAATAACGTCAAGTTTAAGTCCCCAGCCCTGCCGATACCGCCTGCACAGTACAATCAGAGCCTGTACCAACGCACGTTTAGCGTCCTGCGTTTGTACTTTAACCAGCTAGATGAGCACTTGCGTCAAGACCTAGGCGACACTACTATCAATGGCGCTTTAGCGGTAAACCATGACTTCATGGAGTTAACTTCTTCAACTGCGAACAGCACAACCGCAGAGCTACCTATATTTTCTCTATTTCGCAATGGGGGCAACGGTATAGACAATGCAGAGCTAGGGGGAGTACGTTGGTACGGTACAAACGCCTCGGGACAGAAAGCGTTTTACGCCGGTATGTACGCTGAGGTTACAGACGAGTCCAACAGTGGCGCTCAAGTGGGGTGTATAAAATGGCACCTTGCAGACGGATCAGGTAGTACTGTACCTGTAACAGATGTAACTGTTGACCCCGGTGGCGACGAAGACCCTGTAATGACCCTGCACAAGTACGGGCTTGTTATGAATACTAGTAACGACATATTTTTAGGTAGGTATGGCGTACTAACTTTCGAGGGAGATAGCGCAAACAGTAACGAAACCTCCCTGTACGTAGTAGACCCAACCGCTGACAGAACCATCTTACTACCAGATGCTGACGGCACTATTGCGCTTACAACCATGACTGCCCCTCTAACTATTAATAGCACTACTACAAGTGCTGACCTTGTTATAAGAAACAACGAAAATAGTTCCGCAGATGCTAGCCCTATTGTTGAGCTTTATCGTGCGCAATCAGTAGGAGCAGATGGAGAAGACTTAGGGAAAATAGAGTTTTACGGTAGTAACGACCGTGGCTTCTCATCGGGTGGCCCAGAGAAAATCTTGTACGCCAGTGTATATACAGAAATAGGCGATGCGTCTGACGGCTCTGAAGACGGTAATTTAAGGTATAGTAAAGTTGTAGCTGGCGCACAGCAACTTGGTGATCTAGTGACACAGCCACTTAACGGCGGAGTTCAGTTCCCAGCGCAGAGTGCTGCTCCTAGCTCTCCAGCAAATGGGCAGGTATACTACGACACCGATGACCATAAGCTAAAACTATATGCCAATGGCAGTTTTGTTGACCTTAACTAGGAGCGCAGTATGCAACAGATAAGTAGGCAAGAAAAGTTATTGTCTGGCCCCGAGATTATTGCATCGGTGTTGGAAGGACAAGACCCAAAATATCTAGCTTACATAGCGTCGTTAGCTGCTGCCCCAAATACAGAAATAGTCCAGTCGGGGAACACCGCGTTTATATCTACAAGAGCGGAAGGCAAACACCAAGATAAGATGAAAGGTACTATGTATAGCATAGACACCTCTACTAACTTACCTAAAAACATAACAGACTACCTAGCCCATATACAAAAGATTGGAGTTAGGTATTACGAAGTACGTTTTAGTGACCCAAACTACGAAAATGCGTTTCGTAAAGTATATAACCAATTAAAACCCAAGGGTGTAGGTATTAACGTTGGAGACAACGGAAAAACACAATACGTAGCTCTAGTGGCGTTATCCGATGCCCCCATAAAAAATAAAGGTAAGAAAGTATAATGGGCGGACTAACGAGCATATGGGAAGACACTTGGGACAATGTATCTGATTGGGGTAAAGATCTGGAAGACTTCGTGTTCCACGGCGGGTTTGAAGATGACCTAGAAGAGGTCGGTAGATGGTTTGACGACGAAGTTTGGGAACCTGTGTATGAGTTTCAAAAAGACGTAGTTAACGGTATTCTTCAAGACCCCATAAAATTCGTGGCCGAAGCTGTACTAATATCTACAGGTCAGGGGTGGCTTATACCTCTAATGAACGGTGCTGCTGTAATTGACGCCGGGGGGGACTGGGAAGATGTATTAAAGAGTGTAGCGGTAGGATATTCGGCTCAATATCTTGGCACGAAAACCGCTGGGTTTGTAGATGCGAAATACGCCGAGTATGTCCCAGACCAATACTATAATGATGTTGTAGCTGCGTCGTTAGTAGAAGGCAC